GTACCTGGCGACTACGCCGGTACAGGATATGACAAAGGACACATGGCTCCCGATGGCGACCTATCATGGGATGTTCAAGTAGAGTACGAAAGTTTCTTGATGACTAACATGAGTCCACAAGCAGGTTCACTGAATCGCGGTATCTGGAAACTACTAGAAACTAGTGTTCGTGGTTGGGCAGTTCAGCGCAATCAATCATACACTGTTTATGTAGGTGGAGTATATAATGCACAAGACAAGAAAATCGGCAACGGCGTCGTTGTTCCGCATGGTTTTTACAAAATTGTTATCAATAATCAGACCAAAGAAATAGCAGGATGGGCATTCCCTCACGTTGCTCCTTATCCTAACTTAGGTAATGACTTGACCAAGTTCCGTTTGCCAATCAGTCAGATTGAACAAGCAGGTGGTGTACAATTTGCTTTCCCTCCAGGAGCAGTTGAACTAGCACCAGGTAAAGAATGGCCAGTAGACTTTGGCGCATTGACAAATGCAAAACGTCAAAAATGCGGTGCAAGCGCAAGTGCTGATTAATCAACACTGACACTCACAAAAAAAGCCCCTTAATCGGGGCTTTTTTATTTTGTAGCGTTTTCAAATATCTTTTTCTGTATCTGATACCATTCAATCCATTGATCGGATTTTACAGCACATTGATAATAAGTAGAATAATTAACATTCACTGTATCTGCAACATCACTAAGTTGCGCTTTATCTTGTAACTTCTGTAAGTCAGGGCAACGTTCTAGTGATTTGCTGCTAGGACTATCGGGAAACTTGGCAGTTACCCCAACTGTTGTGCTACAACCTGTTAACCAAATAACTATTAAACATATTAATATAGCAACAACTATACCTTTAACTGTATCTACCCAAGTATATTTTTCATCTGTATCGTCATCAATCATACTGCACCTGCAATGTTAATTAATCCATTGATACACATGTTAATTGTATTCAAATGGTTTTGCTCAACTTGAGCACTGTTGATATTTAATGTACGCTGGATATCTAATAATAATTCTTTGTACTCAGGGACAGATAGTTTACCCGCCTTTACCAATTCAGTGTATTGGTGGATTGTGTCAATCTCACTATTAACTGCTGGGTTTTCGCTTTCTACACTATTGAGTGTAAATTGAATTTCTGATAAGTCGCTCATTTAGGTTTGCCTCCTTCAATCATCTGTAGTTTGGCTGCGTTGTCTTCTAAGTTCTTAAACTTGATTCTGCAAAATACTTCACTGACTTTACCTGAATCATACATCTTACTAAATCCCTGGGCCATTTGATTTAGTTGAGTACTAGCATCTTGCATTGGTTTATTGTGTGGAAGATTCTCAGCATAGAACTGTAATGCAGTTGTTGCATCTGCAATTTCCTTGCTGTTGATTTTGCTTAGTGTTTGGTCATTGCAAGAATTTTGACTTAGATTAGCTTTGACCCTAATGTCAGTTGCTAATTTATATTCATTGCCATCATATTTCATTAAGAATGCTTCAACTGTTGAACATCCAGTAAGTATTATTAGTAGAAACGCTAATATACCAAGTATTACTCCATATCTCATTTTGGTGCCTCCGCTGCATCATTGTGTGCTTTGACGAATTCAGGAGGAATTACACAGGATTTATTGTATTTTGCAACTTCTCGTTGAATATATTCTTTATTGACTCCTTGACGTACAATAATGACTTTTTCTTTTTGTTTTGCTTTTTTGTCTAACTTGTCGTTAGCAAGTTTGCTTTCTTGTTCTGCTTTGTCTACTTTAGCCTGAATTTCTTCTGCTTTATGTCTCCAGAGTAGTTCAGTCTCATATCCGCCCTTAAAGAAGGCGCCACCTGCTAATAATACAAGTGCTAGTATATGAACCAATATCATGTATGCTTCAACAGCGGGAAACCATCGCTTGAACAAGCCAGATAGTATTGTTGAAATTAAAAACAATACGGCTCCAAGACCTAGGACGCCGTCAATGAATAATTGAAGATAACTGTCGGGTATAAAGTGTAGGAAGAACATACACTTATTTAGCGAAAAAACTAGACCCTTTCAGCCAATCATAGTAAATTTGGAAACCTTCAGCAACGTCAATTTTGGGGTCAAAATTAAAGTCTCTACGTGCAGCATCAATATTCAATGCCCCGCGACTTGGGAAGTCTAAATCCCTGTTTCCTACAATAATCTCACCTTGACCCACGATTTTTACAGCTAATTTGGCTGCATCAAGTAGTGTGTGACTATGACTTTTTGTGATATTGTATGTTTTATTGTCTGTATTATCGCTCAATGCGGCTGCAACGATACCGTCTGCTGCATCTTCTACAAACGTGAAGTCAAGTGTTTCACTGGCACCGTTAACATTAAGCGGTTGTCCTCGCATTGCACGGAGGATGAATTTTGAAATGACACGGTCTTCCACGTCAAGTGGACCATATACAGCAGAGGGGCGTATAATAGTATGAACAAGATTAGTACGACGGCTATAGTCTTTAACAAGCCATTCGCCTGCGAGTTTGAGGATTCCATATTGTCCTTGTGGTTTACATTCATAATCTTCTTTTACATCATCGGTGAAGTCACCATACACCATTGAACTACTGATATAGATGAACTTGCGTACTTCATATTTGTCACAGGCTTCCAACAAGTTGAGTAACCCTTCGCTCATTGTACGACTACCAAGTGCAGGGTTTGCATTAACTACCTTCTGTCTCGGGAAGCTAGCCATGTGAATCACAATCTCTGGCTGTTCAATATTAAAGATGCGATCCATTTCTTCCGCATTAGCAATATCTCTTGAGTAGAATTGTAGATTCTTGGTATCAATCTTCTTTAGTCGTTCGCCCATGAGATAATTAATTTCATCTTGTGGGATGATGCCGTAGTTTGTTTGCGTATCAATTACTGATACGATATGACCTTGATCTTGTAGTCGCTTGACTACGTTATGACCAATGAGTCCCAGTCCTCCAGTAACCAGTATACTGCTCATATTTTCTTCCATCCTTTAATTGATTTTGATTTACCTGTAATAACTTTTGATAATTGCGCTCTGTTTAGATTATATCTATTAACTAATTCTTTACGGGTTGCGTTTATTCGTTCACCAGTTTTTATATTTTCAAAAATGTATATTGTTTGATCCGTCATCTTTTCAATTCTAGAATTTCTAATATTTTCATCAGTCCAATTTTTTATTGCAGCGGTTCTTTTCTTTTCCTTAACTTCTTCTCTATTTTGTACCTCAGTTTGAAGTATGCTATGTTTTTCTCGCAACACGGGATCACTCCATGTTTTCTTGCTTGATTTTTTTAATTTTTCTTTAATTAGCGGGTCGGCGAGTGTGCGTTTGCTTGTTTGACTAATTTTGTCTCTTACCTCAGGTTTATTTAAAGATTCTGATATCGCTTGTATTCGTCTTTCTCTTGATTCATTATCAGTCCAAGCTGCTTTTGTCTTGGCACCGATTTTTTTCCTATCATCTTCTGAGAAAATATATCCGCCACCGCCGTCACCTTCTTCAATTCTTAAATTTGCCCATATCTTGTTTCCTGTGGCATCTTTAGCATTAACAATATCCCATAGATTGCTGTAATATCTTCCCATACTTTTTATTTCTTCCTTATCGGAAGTCTGTAAAAGTATCTCAGTTTTGTGTTCATTTCCATGCATTTTTAGGTGCCTCAGCCAGTATTTTCCAGAGCCGTTGTACTTTGTAACATCATTTTTTGTGTATCCAAGATACTTTAATCCTGTTACAGCATGTTCTTTTAAATATAAGGTGTAAGTAATCATAACAATTTCCTTGTTACTTTATTTATCTTCCTAATCCACCTGTTACTAGTATGTTCATTTAAATTTTAACTCAAAAAATGTTGCTTGCTCAGGAGTAAGATATGCTTTGATTGTATAAAGATACCCGTATGCTGTATGGTCAAAACTTCTAAACCACATTGGTTCAGGGTTACTGTTCTTCATCACATACTTACCCTCTTCTGTTTGCTGCCACTCGTATATGGGCTGTGAAACAAACAAGTCTGGATCTTCACAGTCACTCATTCTGATTTGTTTCACGACATATTCCATTATACAGCCATTTTTGCTTTTAATTGTCCGTGACTTTGATAGCCTTCGAGTGCAATGTCTTGCATTGTCATTTCAAATATGTTGGTCTTTTCAGAGTTCAACACCAATTTAGGTGGATGAAATTGTGTTCTAGACAATTGCTCCTTGACTTGTTCAACGTGGTCTTTGTAGATATGAGTATCACCGGTGGAGATAATCAACTCACCTACTTGTAACCCGCAGTGATGTGCAATAAGATGTGTCAACAATGCATAACTTGCAATGTTAAAGGGTAAGCCCAAGAACACATCAACACTGCGTTGATACATGTGGCAGCTTAGTTCTTTGTTCTTGTTAACATAGAACTGACAAAGAATGTGACAAGGTGGAAGAGCCATTTGGTCAAACTCACCTGGGTTCCATGCACTGATGATATGTCTACGACCATTAGGATCTTCAATTAGACCTTGTAATAGATTTTTGAGTTGATCCGTCTCTTTGACATGGAAGTGACCTTCTCTGTTGTATTGACTACCGAAGTCGTCCTTAAACGTTTCCTGTGAATGATAGACTGGCGTTTGCCAGCGACGCCATTGTACTCCATATACACGACCGAGGTCGCCCTCAAACTTCGCTTTATGCTTCCAATATGGTGCAAGCGCATTTGGCGTCCAGATTGTTGTGGTTCCATCACGACTACCGTGGGTGAGTTCTGCCAATCTACGCTCATCACCACTTCCCTCAATAAACCAAAGTAATTCACCGACAACGCTTTTCCAAGCAAGTTTCTTAGTGGTAATGGCAGGGAATCCTGTACGCAAATCAAAGCGAAGATTACATCCAAAAACACTATAAGTGCCAACACCGGTTCTATCATCTTTGTCTTCTCCGTTTTCTAAAATATCTTGTAGTAAATCTAAATATTGTTTCATGGTTATAGTTTAACAGTGTTGTTGTATGATTACAACTATATTGGCAAAATGCCCTGAGTTTTAATCAGAGCATCTTACCATTGACCTATTCCTCCTTTAGGATCACAAGTCAAAACCTTACAAATTGCCAAGTAACTTATCAGTCTCTGGTTGAACCGTTTCTGCGATAGTTTGTACATCAAAAACGAAAGAGATGCTTATAGCCACTGGATCAAGCTCGTTCAACTTACGGTTGACAATCTGCTCAATCTCTTCTGGTTCTAAACCTTGTTTCAATAAAGATTGTATGTTGATGGTATGTTGTTTTTTACCAATCATCTTAACAACAACTTTCTTTATGAACTCTACGGGAACATCACTCTTTTCAACGTCCAGAAGAATGTGTTCCCACTTTTTAATATATTCTGGTGTTTTCTTCATTATGTACTTATGCTAGGGATTTTGCCTTTGCAGGACGACCTCTACCTCTTTTAACTGGTTCAGCACTTGTTGTTACTGTTTCATTAATCTGTGTTGCAGTTGGAATTCCAAGCATTTCATTTGCTTGTTGTTCTAGTCGTGCGCTTTCAGCCAATAAACCTTTTGCTTCTGCTGCCATGCGTTGTGCTTGTGTACGTAAGTTATTTGCTAATGCAGTATCACCTAATACATCTTGGCTACCTGCAATACCTTTTGGTGGTGTCTGTGCTGCATTGTTATCACGCATTCTTTTAGCAATTTCTGCTGGGGTTTGCATTCCCAAACTAGCATCCATGTCAGCAAGTTTTTTAATTGCTGCTTCACCTTGTGCCATTTCATTAAGAATAACATTCAATTCACTAAGTTTAATTTTAGTGCTTGGGTTGGGTGTCATTACTACTTGTTCAGTTTGAACTTTCTTAATTAGACCTTCTTTGTGCAATACGTTCAAAATATATTTGCCATCAGCCGTATGTGTGCGACTTAATGCGTCAGCAAGATTTTCACTTTGTTGACCAATCGAACCTTCGATGCATGACATCATTGGATCGTGAATGTGACGATTCAATAATTCAGTGTATGTAACTAGGCACATGTGTGGTTCATTGGGCACTTCACGAAATAGAACTGCTACTTTGCGCTCACCATGTTTACCAACGTGTTTTAAAAAACTCATATAATATCTCCTCAAGGATACTATATTTACATAAGTTTTATTGTGTTAAATTATTTTCCGGACCAGCGCAATTCGTACATCATCGCTTCGCCTGGATCTTCAAAGTAGAAAAAGCTCTCTAGACTAGATAGAAACTCATTATCGTTTTCAGATATACCTATACCATATCGACCTTTGAGTCTTGTAATTACCCAAACATGATTCTCATTTGACATTGGAGTAGATGCTTTTACAAAATGGCGTGGAATGGGAGAGATTTCTCTCTCACCAAACCAAACATATGGATCAAGTTCTCGCTCAATCATTTATGTTCATCGTACACCGCACACTGACCGAATGGGGGTTTTGGGTCAGGGTCACCATGAACGATCCAAGTTGTGTCACAGTAGTCAGGATCACCCCATGAACCACAAGGATATCCGTCAGTGAAAACAATCAAGCGTTTTGGTACATTACCAATTTCTTTCAAGTAGTCAAAGATAACATCAAAGTCAGTACCGCCACCACCTTGTGGTTTGTATTCTTCAATGCTATCCATGTTCTCGCTAGTAAAGTCTTGTGGATTGTACCACTTAGTATCAAAACAGAATACATGAACTTTGTAGCCATCAAACGCATTCATCATGCCTGCGATTTCACCCAAGAATGCTTGTGCTTGTTTGTCACTGATTGACCCACTCATGTCAATAGACACAACAACGTCAATCTCTTCACCCGGAGTCATGCCTGGCATAACTGCATCCATGTGCCAACCTCTGCGAGAAGGACGCATCCAAGAATAGTCAGTACGAATTGCGCTAGTCAAGTTTGTTTGAATCAGTTCACGCCAAGGCATGACTGGATCAGTAACTTGACGAACCAATCGTTCAACACCTACTGGCAATGTACCTGCTTCTGCACTTTGTGCGGCATTGATAATTGCTTGTTTGACTTCTTGACGAATACGGTCTTTTTCTTCTTGTGAAAGTTGAGGACGACCTTTGCCTTTTTGTTCACCATCACCACCTTCACCCTCGTCACCATCACCATCCATGTGGTCGTCAAGCAACTGGTCAATCAATGAGTCAATGTTAATCTTCTGAACATTCTTCATCAAGTCATCATAGATTTCCTCTGCTGCCTTGCCATCATATTTTTGTTCATACAAGCAAGGCACAGTAGTAATGAATTGACCAACTTTGTGTCGCTTCAAGTCTGCGTTAACTGCATAGTCATCAGCAATGTTCCAGATTTGAGGATCACGATGATTACGGCGACCCATGTGATCGTAAACCACGTGCAATACCTCATGTGCTACTAAGAACTCAACTTCTTTAGTTTTCAACATTTTAATGAAGCGGCTATTGTAATAGAATGTTTGGCCATCAGTAGCCGCTGTACTCAACCACTCATCACCATTGACAAGTTTCAAACGAGTAGCCAGGTTACCAAAGAATGCATGACGCAATAATAAACCAATACGAGCAGAGACAAGCATTTCTCGTGCTTCGGCATCAATCTTGGGTTCAGTTGGACCTACAAGATTATCAAATTTTGAATTGCGTGTTTTCTTTTTACTACCAATGACTTCGCTCATGTTAAACCTCTAATTAATTCTGATATGATGATTATAGCACAAACCATATTAAAGCGCAAGTCCACGATAACCTGCGTCAAACGCAATACGAGCATAATGGGCACCTGCCTCAATACAGTACAATGCCATTCCTTCGTCCTTGCTAAATCCTTGTGCGCGGACACGTTGACCAAGTGCATAGAAATATTTTTTACCTGACATATTAATTCCTTAGAAAAAAATGGGGTGAGAACATTTCTATCCTCACCCCCAAGAGTGTCTTGCGACACTAGGGAGTCAACTTACTGTTGACAATCAGTTACCGGCATCAACAATGTATTTGCCGTATTTTTTGTGGAACTCGTCAAAGTTTTTCAATTGAGTTGGTTCAATTGGCAAACGATATGTTTTCAACGCAATCTTAGCACCCATAACGACCAACTCTGTTTCAAAGTTTTTCATCATGTATTCAATGAAGTTGTATGCCATTTCGTGGAACTTTTTGTTGTCCACTCGTTTGTTTTCAATCGCATCCTTCAACTCATAGCACATTGAAATTGTCAATGAGTACATAGCAGAAATTTCTTTGACCTGCAAGTCTTTGACCTTGCCTTCAAGAATGTCTGCTGGTGCGGGCATTTTACCTGCAACTTTGCGGTGAGCCATGAACTTCACAGCAAGACCGTCACCAACAGCACCTGCAACCAAGTTGAACAATGAATCAGTATCAATGTTGTCCTCGTCATTCAACAAGTCAGACACGAAACACCATGAACGAGGTGTAGCGAATGCACGTGAACTTGACTTGGCATCAAATTCGTACATGTCATTTTTTGCGAATGAGAGATAACCAACAACGTCTTTGTGAATGTTGTTGTTCACAGCCCACAACTGCCAAGCATTGAAGTCAGGGCGCATTTCCAAGTGAACGAAACGATTAGCAAGGGGCATTGGCATACGATATGTAACACCTTTATCACTGTCACGGTTACCTGCGGCAACGATAACGACATTATCTGGCAATACATACTTACCAACACGACGGTTCAAGATAAGTTGATATCCTGCTGCCTGTACAGCAGGAGGCGCACTGTTCATTTCGTCCAAGAACAAAATCACAGTGTCAAATTGTTTTGCAAACTCTTTGCTTGGCAAGTCAACTGGCTCAGCCCAATCCATCTTGTTCAAGTCTTTGTTGAAGAATGGGATACCACGAATGTCAGTAGGCTCCATTTGTGCCATACGCAAGTCAATCATTGCGTCTTTAGAACCACCAAGCTCAATTGCTAGTTGTTGAACAACATCACTCTTACCGATACCGGGAGGACCCCACAAGAACACGGGGCGTTTTGCTTTCATTGCTTGTTTCAGTGAACGAGCGGCTTGAATTGCAGTGATTGTGTGATTGTCACTGACGGGACTTGCTGATGCCATTATTAACTCCTGTTGTTGGCTTAGAAAAAATTAAAGAACTTGCATTGTATGCTTGATTTGATTTCTCGTCAAGCATTTTTTACAAGTTTGTCAATGCGTTTGACCATTTGTTTTTCAACATAGATCATTGCACGGGTAGCTAAGAGGCGTTCACGGGCGAACGCTTCCTGTTCCCAAGGACGCTCATGGTATTCTTTTAGAATACGCTGACCGAACCAGAGATTTTTGTTTCGTTTGCTCAATGATAGTTGACCTTTTGCAATTTGCTTAACATGAACCATTTCATGTGCGATACACAAGATCAAGTCACATTCACTAAGACCACCATCCACAAACATTTGCATTTCACGGTCACCTGTTTTGGCAACCATTCCATTGTTGCCCTCACGCTTGCGTAAGCCTGGGGCATTGTAAATTGTTAAACCGTAAGTGCTATTCTCTAACTTCAATTCTTTGGTCAAGAATTTAGTCACGAGGTCAATAACGATTCGGCGTTTGACTGAACTAGTTACGATTTCAATTTTCATACTGTAAGTATAGCAGGTGTTGGATTTATTGTCAACTTTTATTTTTGTAGTACTAAATGCTTAACGGCTCATCTTTGAGAACCTTTATAATTTCTTCTTTTTCAGTAAAGATTAGCCTACATTCTTCTAATACTTTCCTACGTTCCTCAGTAGACAACTTTGTCCATGCGTCAACCGCTTCATAAGAACCATGTGTGATTCCGTGAGGCATTTCGTTGACAATGAAACACACTAAATTTTTCAATGCAAGAATTGTGTTCGAAGGATGTGAACGTGATATAGCATCCATGAAGTCATTGGCTAACACGCTTGTGAAAAATGAACCCGGATTGTACCCATGCACAAGGTAATTGTAGATAGGGTCAGCAAAGTCCTTATCTACTTTATATAGTGCTAGTTTATTCTGTAATTTGTACTTACCGTACTTTGTCAAATTCATACGAACTCCTTTAATAGATTGGTAACATATTCCTCACTACTGTCACCCAAATCTTTTTTGTCTGTATAGACTGCAACATCGCCAAACTTTGCTAGTTTACGACCTGCTGCATCGTTGTCACAAACTGCAACAACTTTTCTATTCAAACAAGTAAGCCAATTGCGTAGGTCAGGACTGGGGTTGTTACTTAGTACTGCTAAAGCACTAACACCGCGACTTGTCAATCTTGCGGCGTCAAACAAGCCCTCTGTCAAAAATACAACATGTGGGGTTAAATGTAAACTTTCAACACCCCAAACTGCCAATGTGGGTTGCTTTCTGTATGTATAATACTTACCTAGCTTGGGATTGTTGCTGGGCTTTTTCTCGCCTGCAGGTCTATATTTTTGATAGCCAACTAGTTGACCACTCAAGTTATACAAGTAAAATGTAGCCACACCCTCATCTTCGTCCATCATAGGACGATGCAGTTCTAAGTCTAAATGACGATTGAGTAGGTGTTCTCTTAACATAACCATATTATACTATGTTTGGGCATTAGTGTCAACCTTTTGAGCTAAATACAAAAGTACTAAGGAATTTCACTATGGCATGGCCCGTAAGCCCCTCAAATGGACAACAAACAACAATAAATGGAACAGTTTTTCAATATGATTCTGCCAACAGTGTGTGGAATCGTGTTTATACTACTATCAACAGCGGTATTACTAGTGTAGGTACTGTAACTGCTTCCGCACAACCCAATATTACAAGTTTGGGCACATTGAGTAGTTTAAATGTCAATGGGTTATCTAACTTAAGCGCAGTAGGCAATGTTACTATTACCGGTGGTTCCAGCGGACAATATCTTCAAACCAACGGTGCCGGTGGGTTGAGTTGGGCAACAATCAATTCAACTGCTATTAGTAATGGAACTAGCAACGTTGCAGTTACTAGTAGCGGTGGGAATGTTGCTGTAAGTGTCGGTGGAACTAGCAATGTATTAATTGTCACAACCAATAGTGTAAACGTAGCTGGTAATTTGAACACAGGTACAGGCAATGTCACTGCAGGTAATGCTAGTTTAGGTAATTTAATTACATCAAACTATTTCACAGGTACATTAACTACACAAGTACAACCAAACATCACTAGTGTAGGTACACTGGTAAACACTACAATGGGTTCAAGTAACGCATTAACCGGGGGTAATCTAGTAAGTGCTACTTACCTAACAGGTACACTGACAACGGCAGTACAGCCAAATATTACAAGTGTAGGTACCCTTGCTAGTTTAACTGTTACTGCAAATATTACATCAGGTAATGCTAACCTAGGTAACTTATTAACTGCAAACTATTTTGCCGGTACGCTTACGACACAAGCACAACCAAATATTACAAGTGTAGGTACTCTAATCAACACTACATTAGGAGGTGCAAACTCACTAACCGGTGGTAATTTAATCAGTGCCAATTACTTTACTGGTGTGTTGACTACAAACGCTCAACCAAACATCACTAGTGTAGGTACACTAGCTAACTTAAATGTAACTGGTAATATAACTAGCGGTGCAAATATTACTTCAGGCAACGCTACTTTAGGTAACTTAGTAACTGCAAACTATTTCACTGGCAACGGGTCACTATTAACATCAATCACTGGTGCAAATATTACAGGTTGGGCACCTAATGCAAACATTGCTAATACAGTTAGTGTTGCCGCACAACCTAATATTACAAGCGTTGGAACTTTAATTAATACTACATTAGGTGGTGCAAACTCATTAACAGGTGGTAACTTAGTCAGTGCTAACTATTTCACTGGTACTTTAACTACTGCTGCACAACCAAACATCACTAGCGTTGGTACCCTAGTAAACACTACGATGGGTTCAAGTAACTCATTAAGTGGTGGCAACTTGGTCAGTGCAACATATCTAACAGGTACGTTGACAACTGCGGCGCAACCAAATATTACCAGTGTCGGTACCTTAACAAACTTAAATGTAACTAACTATGTTAAAGTTGCAAATATACAAGATAGTACAGGCACTAATGCAATCAGCACATATTATGGTAGCCATGCTGGTGACATTGGTATCACCGGTAACTTAACTGTAGGTACTGGCGGAACTGGTAATGTCTCTGCTACTAACTTAACTGGCACATTAACTACAGCAGCACAACCTAACATTACTAGTACAGGAACATTAGTTAGTTTGGCAGTCTCAGGTGAATCTGTATTCCATCAATCACAAGAAGTTTTTGTTGCTAAGACAGGTGCAACCGGTTTAACAGCACATGATTTTAGTACAGGTACAACTTTCTATCATACAAGTATTGCAGGAAACTTTACTGTAGGTCTTACGAATTTTGATAGCACTGCAAGTAGAGCAACTGTAATAGTTGTTGTGTTAGTTCAAGGTGCAACCCCTTATATTGCAAGTAACATTTCTATCAGTACTTCTAGCACTGCAAATTCTACAACAATATCACCAAAATGGATTAACGCAACAACACCTTCTGGTACCGCAAGTAGAACTGAAACAATGGTTTTCACTATTTTTAACAATGGCGGCACATATTCAGTATTAGGACAATTGGGATCATACGGTTAATATTATGCATTTATCAAGTTTAGGTTTAGTTCAGGGGGTAGGAGGTGCAGCATCTCCTGTACCAGTTAGTTACGCTTTTACTAGTCCAGCAACTGATATAGGTCAACCTGCCACGTTTACTTATTCTATTGCAACAACCGGTGTGGGGACAGGTACAACATTATATTGGTCGGTCGTTAACGGTACTTCTACAAATGCAAACTTTAGCGCAACTAGTGGATCTTTTACAATTAGCAATAACGCAGGTTCTTTTAATATATCAACTACCTCAAATGCAACTACTAGTTCAACTTTTACATTCACATTAAAAATAACCACAGTTTCTACTTCAGGAACAGTTGTTTTAACATCTCCTACAATAACATTGCATGTACCAGTTGGAGAACAAATATTCTTACCTTCAGGTAGTGCTAATACATCTACAACGTTTACTGTGCCAGCATATGTGTATAGTGTAAGTGTTGTAGCCGTGGGTGGCGGTGGTATTGAAATCCCTGCAGGCGGTGGTGGATATGGATACTCAGGTGGAGGTGGCGGTGGATTAGGGTACAAAAATAATTATACAGTTACGCCTGGTTTTGGATATTCCGTACAAATAGGATGGCGTGGACCCCCATCAGCACCAGCAAGTGGAGGCGATAGCTATTTTGTAGATGGTTCTACTTGTGTAGGGCACGGCGGACTAAATGGATATGCCAACAACGCCCCTTCAGGTTCATATAGCAGCGGTGGAACATTTGTAGGTGACGGTGGCGGTAACGGCGGTAACGGTGGTCAAGGAGGACCTGGCAACATTTATATAGGTGCCGGCGGCGGCGGCGCAGGCGGTTATTCAGGTGCGGGGGGGAACGGCGGTAATTATGGATCAGCTGGTTCTGGTCCTACAGGAGGAAGCGGCGGCGGTGGCGGAGGCGGTGGATCATACGGAACGGGCACACACACTGGTGGTCCCGGAGGCGGTGTAGGATTACTTGGTAATACCGGTGATGGTTCTGGTGGAGCATTGGGGCAGCCAGGTGGTGCAGGTGGTGCAGGTTCAGGTGGTTCTGGGGCTGCTTACGGCGGTGGTGGCGGCGGCGGAGCTGGCTCTAGCTCAGGAGGTACAGGTGCTGTACGCATTATTTGGCCTGGAAATAGTCGTTCATTCCCAACTACGAACACTGGTTCTCTATCATAAGTAAACCTGTCTATCTAATTTTTAGATAAATATAAAAAGTACAGGAATATTACATGTCATTTACCAATTTACAACCTACGAGCGTTAATGGATCAGCAACATTTACCTTTGCTAACCTCGTAGTTAATGGCACAAGTCAATTAGGATCTATAGGAAACGTCAAAATAACAGGTGGTAGTAGTGGACAAGCTATTGTCACAGACGGTGCAGGAAATCTAAGTTTCTCAACCGTCTCAGGTGGAGGCGGTGGAGGTTCAACTAATCCGGCAGGATCAAATACACAAATTCAATTTAACAATGCTGGAAGTTTTGGTGCAAGTGCGAATTTTACATTCAACAGTACAAGCAACACATTAACAGTAGATAATATAACATCAAATATTGTTTCTACTGGAACATCAAATTTAGCAAATGTTAATTTAGGCGGTAACATTATGCCTATAACCGCAAATATATACAGTTTAGGTAGCCCATCAAACTATTTTAAAAGTGCATATATTGGTCCTGGTTCATTATATATTGATGGTCAAAAAGTTTTGCAATCAAATTCAGGAACTATTGTTGTATCTGCAAATTTAAATCAAGACTTACAAGTAACTACGTCTGGATCAGGTGGAATTAGATTGAATCCAACAGGGTCAGGAGTTATCGCTGTACAAGGAACATTGCAAATTCAAACCGGAAATAATATCACAAGTAGTGATGGAAATCCTATTGTGTTTGCCGAACAAATTAATGTTGATAGTGTAAGTGCAAAAACTACAAATGGCGATCTAACATTAGCCGGTAACGGTAGTGGGAACGTACATTTAAATAGCAATGCATTGGTTTCGGGTAATTTAGCAGTTTCTGGTTCAAGCGCAAATCTATCAGTTAGTGGTAATGCAACTGCAACTTATTTCATTGGTAACGGAAGTCAACTGACTGGTCTTCCCGCAGCATATGCAAATTCAAATGTAGCTAGTTATCTACCTACTTATACAGGTAACATAACAGGTAACATTGTTACACTAAGCGGCAACGTTACTGCTGCAAATGCTAATTTGGGTAACTTAGTAATTGCTAACTATCATTCAGGTAATGGTTATCTACTATCGGGAATAACCGGTGCAAACGTAACTGGTACCGTCGCAAATGCAAACTATTCGTTGTATGCAGGAACTGTACTAACTAATGCACAACCGAATATTACTAGTACCGGTACACTAACTAGTTTGAGTGTTACAAACGATGTTACTGTTGGTGGTAACTTAGTTGTCAACGGCACTCAAACAACTATTAATAGTACTGCAATTACTACTAATGACCTCAATATCATACTTGCAAATAATGCATCAAGCGCGGTGCAAGCAAATGGTGCTGGCATTAAAATAACAGGTGCAAGTGCTAACATCTTATATAATTCTACATCAAATAGTTTTACATTTAGTCACAAGATAACTGCTGATGGTAGTCTACTAACAAGTATTAATGGTGCTAATGTAACCGGTACCGTAGCTAATGCAACTTATGCAACAAGTGCTGGCACTGCAGGAACAGTAACAACAAATGCACAACCTAATATTACTAGTGTTGGTACATTAACAAACTTAAATGTTACTAATTATGTTAAGGTTGCAAACATACAAGATTCAACTGGAACTAATGCAATCAGCACATATTATAATAGTCATGCAGGTGATATAGGTGTAACTGGTAACTTATCTGTAGGGACCGGTGGTACTGGTAATATTACTGCATCTAATGCTAGTTTAGGTAATTTAGTAGTTGCTAATTATCACCAAGGTGTATTAACAACTGCTGCACAACCTAACATTACAAGTGTTGGTACATTAAGTAGTTTAGCTGTAACCGCTAACGCTAACGTTGGTAACATTGGTTCTTCAATTGGCGTATTTACTGGTAACTTATCTACAACAGGTTGGTTGAGTATTCAACAAGCAACTGAAACACTTAATACAAAAACCGGTGCAACAGGTACAGTTAACCATGATATCTCAACCGGTGCGGTGTTTATACACACGGGTATTTCTGCGAACTTTACAGCAAACTTGCAAAACGTACCAACTACTAATAGTCAAGTAATTTCTGTTTCATTATTCTTAAATCAAGGTAGTACTCCGTATTTTGCTAATGCATTACAAATTAACGGCTCAGCAACTACTATCTATTGGCCAAACGCAACTGCACCAACACCAACTGCAAGTAGATATGAAATACAAACATTTGCTTTATTAAGAACATCAGGTGGTACTTGGCAGGCATACGGTTCTTATAACTCATTTGGATAAAATATAATGTTTATAACTAGTATTGGATCTGTGTTTGGTCCTGAATCAATTGCAGTAACATTAGTATCATCGGCAACTGTGCCAGGGGCACCTAGTATTACTAGTGTTACTGAAGCATCACCTACTAGCGTTACTGTAAACTTTACCGCACCAAGCAGTAACGGTGGTTCACCTATTACAAAATATACCGCAGTTAGTAGTCCCGGTAGTTTAACCGCAACAGTCACACAATCGGGTTCTGGTTCAGTAACCGTAACTGGATTAACAACTGGTACAGCATACACATTTGTGGTATATGCCACTAACAGTGTGGGCAACAGTGCAAACAGTACACAGAGTAGTTCCATTACACCTATATCACAAGGATGGGTGGCTGCTGTTACTACATCCGCACCTCGTATAGTGTCTATTGCAGTAGATAGTGCAAACAATATTTTAGCTACCAGTGGAAACTCAGCTTACACTGGGTGGTATACGCAGTCATTCACTTCTGCAGGTGCAGTAAATTTTGCATATAATTATCCAGCGTATACTGATTATTGGCCAGACACCGTTGCACTTGAAAGAACAAATAGTAGCACAGCCAATACTGCCGCAGTATATGTTCAAGCAGCCACTGGTCCAAACAGTACATTTTCATATTCAGATATAATTAAATTGAACAATAGTGGCAGTAGTGCTACACTAGCATGGCATGTTAGAATTACACCTACTTCATTATTAGGAACCTCAGGTGATTATTATTCTATGTCAGCAGATCACACTGGTCCTGCAGTGATAACTATACAAACTAACCCAACTGTTCATAAATTTACAACCGCAGGTGCATTATCGTGGCAAAAACAAATTACAGGATTAGCCAGTGAATATGCGTATTCAGTGTGTCAGCGTGAATCAAACACTTACTTTGGGGTTATCAGCTTCGCAAGCAATCCGGGTAATGGTTTTGTGATGTTTAATTTTAGTTCCAGCGGTTCTACTAATTGGGAAAGACAAATTTCAGCACCTACTTCCGGAACATATTTGGTCCCAGAAGCAATAGATGTAGATAATAACGCCAATGTGATTATTGGTGGTAGGTGTACTTACATAACGAATGGATCAACAATTATCAGTCTTAGTGCTTCAGGTTCTACTACAAATTGGGCTTACACAATTGCCGACATGTTTGTAGCTACTGTGCATTACTCAAAATCACAAACAGTAATTTATCTTGCAGGATATCAGTACTCAGTGGGTACCGGGGCATGTATTATTATAAAAATGGATACGAGCGGAAACGTTTTATGGAAAAATGTTCTGAGTAGTGTTACAGCATTTAACAGTTCCTATGAAGTGTACACCGGAGTTAATGATACTACATACTTCTATTTGTGTACTGGAGGAGGTAGCATCTTTAAATTACCTGCCAGCGGAGCACAACCTACTATTAGTGGATATACATATGCATCGGCAACAAACACATTTACCTCATTCACACCAAATAACACTGCAGGTGGAGGTACAATAAGTGCAGGTGGTAGTAGTGTTTCTGGTGCAAACACATCACCTGCACTATCCACCGTATCAATATCAACATCAGTGACTAACTTCTAATTCATCAACTGAGCAATCAACAACAATTTTTCCAAATGGTCTATTGCTTTGTTGATTTCATCAACTTTAGGTTGAGTATATGTAGTTTTATTAATACGTCTTGCATTAACTTCTAATATACTCAACTCGTCAACTAACTTGCTTATGTTAGCAACCATCTTACTAAAGTCTGGGTGATAGTCAACTTTACTAATCTGACTAATCAGTTTAGATTTGACCTCAGCCCAGTCTAGTGATGTTTCTATTTTCATGCAAAGATTTCAAGTGATGTACCACACTCGGTGCAAAACTTTGCTGTTGCTTTGTTTTGCTTACCACAAGTAGAGCATTTAGGTTTCATCTTGACATTGACAGGTTGTAATACAGGCTTGTTGTTTGGTGTCTCACCTAGCAATTTCAATACAATAGAATGCTTTTCAATCTCCAGTGTACCTATTGTAGTTGTTGTAAAAGATTGTGTACTCTTACTACCTGCTACTGTGATACCAACATCATTTGCTGGCATTGATTGTGCTTGCACTGAGTTAAGACTTGCACCTGATGCAGTGATCCAACTACTATCCATTGACGCACTGCCACTGATATTAGTCGCACTATATGTTGCGCTCATTGGGCCAACCCAATCACCTGTTGAACCACCAATTCCTCGGTAATATTTTTGCATTATTTGGTTAGAGTGAAAGAATTGATTCATATCATATAGTTCAAACTGATATTCAACACGAACTAATCCGTCTTCTAGTTTGATACCGCGATGATTTTCAATTGCGCCGGTACGTTCAATGAACTTGAACTTGTTACCTTCACGTAGATTGCCGTTTTTGATTGAGCGTTCCAAGTCAATCTCTTGACCTGCATTGAGAACAATGCCACCAGGTGTCATGTCTTCACCGTCAATGAATACATTGACTAATGCTCGTTTTGTGTTGAGGTTTTTCATATACACTGTGTATTCAGATCCGAAGTTAACGAATACAGTGTCTTTGTGTTCGCGGAGAACACGCCCGTTTGTCTTCATGGCGACGGCCATTTTGTTTGCGTACATCAATTTTATCTCCTAAATTTAAAACAGCCCACAGACTAAAGGCTCGTACATTTAAAGTCTGATATCTTAGGTGCTATTGTATAGCAATGCTATATTAGCATTAATATTTAGTGCTGTCTATGAGTTCGGTAAACATTTTACATTTATTTTGGTGTCTTTTCAGATTACATGGTCTGGTTATGTGCCCGCAATTACATGTCACTGTATTGTTAGAGATTCGGGAAGACTGTGTTTTTCTGGAACATTCTAACGAACAATGATCAGGTTTCCAGTCCTTTAGTTTATTGAATACAGAAAAGGTTTTCTCAAATATCTTATTACAAACAACGCAAGTAAAAGTGTTTTGTACTTCAGGTGCTTTGATTAACTTTCTATTAGTAAATCGTTTCTTTATATGCTCCACTGATTGTTTATACCCACTCGTCCCTTCGCCACCGTCAGTTAAGTTTCTTAGTATACCTGTCCCATTATCAATTCTACCCCACCAACGAATCAACCTACGCTCTAACGCAAATGCGCCAAGCTCGGATAATCCGTCTTCTAAAATAACAATATCTCGGAAATCATACGGTTGTGCTATAACATCTTTTGATTTGTGATTCCATGCTCTATCACCGCGACCTTTACCGATGTAATAAGGTGTGCCGGCTTTGGCTGTTTTTGAGTCTTGTTTGCGTAGATACGCATATACATAAAATTGAAGCATTATCGCTCTCCTAAAAGTGCGACAACACCATTGAACGGCGTACTGACTAAACGCCCATTGATTAAAGTCAGTTAGTATTATCAGAAGTATTTATTCCAAAACACTCTAAGGTCATATTGGTTAAAGTCTGTTAGATTTGCTAGCCTATCTAGCAATGTATTTAGTATTATACTAGGTTCTCTTTAAAAATCAACCACGCATTTTCCCAATTCCATCGTTGACTACCTTCTAGTACTTTAGTTCTATCTAATAATGAGGCGTTCATTACTGCAAATTTTAAGCTATCATGCATACAACCGGTAACACCTTCATCAATTACATCTAATGGTCCAGGTGCAGGAAATGCCGCAACAGGTGTACCGCATGCCATTGCTTCAATCATTACTATACCAAATGTTTCCCAAACGCTAGGGAACACAAACACATGTGCCATTCTATAATATTCTGCTAACTCGTGTCCAGTTTTGAATCCAACGAATTCTACATCGGTATATCTGGCTTCATATTCTTTACGCATAGGTCCATCACCTACCATAATCTTACGAGCACCTGGCATATCTAATTCAAAGAATTGTTCTAGGTTCTTTTCTTTGCTAACACGACTAACACATACCAAAATCATTCGTTTGCTTAGTTCACTATCACCGGGATGAAATATACTTCTATCAACACCTCGTGTCCAAGGTATAACTTCGCCCTTGAATCCTTTATCTTTTAATTCACGAACCATTGTGTCAGTTGTAGTCAATATCTTTTTTGACTTAGCATGAAACCACTTGACATACTTCCATGTAATAGATTCAGGTACGCCTAATATCTTTTTTATACCTTCAGGAAAACGGGTATGATAAGCAGTATTATAGCTCCTGCCAACCAATGAAAGATACCTTCTAGCGTACAGACCGAGAGGACCCTCTGTGGCGATGTGGATATGATCCGGACGGATCTCCTCAAGTATCTGGCCCATCTTCCGGGGATAGGCAATCTTGACTTCGTTATACTTAGGGCAATCAATGTAGCCGAACCTCCCGGGATCAACATATACAAAGTTATAACCGTCCAAAAGCGCACACGCTTCAATGTTTTTATATGTTGTGACAACGCCATTAATCTGATCCTTTAAGTTATCAGTTACAATGAGTACAGTTTTCATTGGTTTAATCTAAATCTAATATATTCTGTGATGTGGTCAGCTACATCAACTTGACAATACTTTTCAAACCCACTAAAGCCAGGGTTACTATTTGCTTCACATACTACAAACCCTGTTTCACTAAACAACAAGTCAACACCGGCAATGTTTAGTTCAAGTACTCGTGCTGTTTCTCTAGCAAGATATTCAATCTCGGGTGTAACTTCATAGTTACTGCCAGTGCCACCACCTGTGATGTTTGCTCTAAAGTCACCTTCTGGTGCTGTTCTACGCATAGCACCAATCACTTTGCCACCTACTACAAATACACGCAAGTCTTCACCTGGTTTAGTAGCCATGTACTCCTGTACAATCATAGTCTTCTTTGCACCAAGTGTATCAATGAACTCCATTAGTTTCTTATAGTCACGCTTGCGTTCACACAGATATACACCTTCGCCATAACTACCTGTAACAAGTTTAACAACACAAGGAAAACCTATGTGATGCTCTACTAACCCATCATCAATAGGATAACGAACCATCATAGTCTTTGGTATAGCAATCTTATTTGCTGCAAGTATCTGTCCTGTTCTTAGTTTATCTCTAACAACATTGATTGGTTTACTTGGGTTTACACATGGCACACCCATTTCTTCAAACTGACGAATGATTGCTAACTGAAAAGGTAATATACCTGCACCTAATCTAACTAATACTAAGTCAGGCTTTGTAAAGTCTTGACCTTTATACTTGATAGACTGATTTAAGTCTTGACTAACAACAATGTCAAAGTCATCAGGGTGACCAACCATTGCTGATATATTTTTATTAGTGAAACTTTCAACCAATCGGTTAGTTTCGTATTCGTTTCGTTCTTGTTTAGATAGTATTAATACTGTCATCTTTGTCTTTCGTCCAGGTTACAATTTCCCATGTACCGTCGAATTTTTCAACTAGTGCCGTGCAACTTTCTACCCAGTCACCATCATTCATGTACACTATATTATCTATCATTTTTATTTCGGCATGATGAATATGTCCGCAGATTACACCATCGTATCCTCGTTTTTTGCAGTATCCTGCAAGGTTTCTTTCAAACTGGAAAATGAAGTCAATCGCTTTTTTGACCTTATGCTTAAGGAAACGGCTAAGGCTCCAGTACCCAAAACCAAGCCTATGGCGAATCCAATTGAATTTGCTATTGAGTGCAAGGATGAAATCATATGCTTTGTCACCTAAAAAACTTAACCACGGCGCTAATCGTGTAATACCATCAAACAAATCACCATGTACAACTAGATAATGATTGCCATCTAATCCTATATGTTCAATCTGATTAACCACTTCAACATTACCAAAGTTGATATTGTATGGCATTAGTGGGCGCAAAAACTCATCGTGATTTCCAGCAATGTATATAACACGAGTGCCACGCTTACTATGCCCAAGAATACGGCGAACGACATTGGTATGGCTTTGTTTCCAACGCCATTTGTTTTGTTGAATCTTCCAAACATCTAGTATGTCTCCTACCAGATAAAGTGTCTCGCAGGAGTTGTGTTTGAGAAAATTATTTAGTTTTTCTGCTTGTGAGTCTTTAGTACCTAAATGTACATCACTGATAAAGATGCTGCGATAAGTTTTCTGTGTCATCTACTATTTATAGATTTTAGGTTTTACCTAATATGACAATCATGTGACAGCATATTTCAATGCAATAAAACTAATAATAGGATGATCGTCAACTCTAATTCTGTATCCAGTACCTATAAAGTTGCCAACATTAACCCATGTTTTTTCAAAAGGATAATACTTTGCACCACTCTCAGATAATAACTTAGAGACTGCAAAGATATCCTCTCGTTTTATAAAAAGTTCAACTATATTCATACGGGGTGTCTGGATCACTATAGTCGGCACTGATATAGTCTCCATCTTCATCATATCGTTTATAGTAACTATCATTAGGTTGTAGTACTCTAAAATCGTACTTCAATGCTGCAAATGTAGTTTCTGCCCTATCTAGTAAATCACACACAACATACCGTGTGGTACAAGGTGCTGAAATAGTTTTCATAGGCCCGTGCTTAAATTCATTTGCCAATAATGCTTTGTGAATTTCAGTGTGTGGTTCAAACATGATACGAGTTATGCCCATCTTTTGATTGCGTAATCGTACTTTATCAAAGATAGTTAACTTGGTTAATATTGCGTTGTTATCTGGATCAATCGTCAATAATACTTCTTTGACTTTGATGCTACCTTTTGTACTTGGGTTATCAGGGGTCTCTTTCGTACTCCATGGAACATTGCATTCCACATGATTGACATAAAAGGTTTCTCCATGTGATTTTAAGGTCCACATTGGAATGGTCTGGTCTTCTAAATGTTTCTTGTTAAAGTGGAAGACTACATCTTTACATGCGTACTCAATCTATTGTTGTGACATTTTATTCTCCTTAAGTTATGTCGTTTTTATTTAGCGTAATTCAACTCTGTCTTGGTATTTCAACAGAGTCCACATTTCACCCTTGTCTCCAAAAGTTAATATGTAGATGCGATGTTGGTCAGTGATTAGTTGTTGACCTGTTGCCATGTCACACCAACCACTGTCCGGATAGTTATATGGTTCTTCAACTTCAACATGCACATCATCCATTTTATTGGCACTATCTAACCAAGTTAAATCATCTCCTGTGTATGGAGGTTGTAGGAACCAAGTTTTCATTTCTTTGGATCTTCAAATGAAGGAGCAATCTTTTCTGCTTCTTCATGTGTCATAAAGCGTGAAGGAGGTTGATCTGCCCACTTGAAGAACTGTACTGGTTTCCAGTATTTGCTCAACAAGTTATTGATAACGATAATGCCCGCAATGATAACAATCGTACCTAGACTAAACAAGATACTACCTGCTAACCATGCTGCTGCTATGTCCATATCCATTATTTTTTACCTTTAAGTTTTTTCAAGTTTTCTAAGAGACTACTGCTCTTAGATTTTTTAGTGTCTTGGTGCGTCGGATGGGATTCGAACCCACTGCCTACTGGTTTAGAATCAGTCGCTCCGGCCTTTGGAACTCCCGACGCATTATAATCTCTCAACAAAGATTTAATGTCTTTGTGTTTTACAATTATAACATTGTGTATATCATTTTCAAACTTAATGGGCAAATCTAATGTGATAGTGATTCTAGGTCCTTCTAGATCACTAACCACACCTTCATTGCCCACAGAGCCAATGAAAGGAATCTTATTCCAATAACCAAACACTCGTTCACCAAACAGATAGCTTGGTTTATAACGATTCTTTTCAAAATACTCTGCTAAGTTTGACATTTTAACTCGCTACAACTTTACTTACACTATTAATAACACTTGCAATGCGACCAATATCTCGTAGTTGTTCTACGGTATAGCCCATCTTTTTCAACCCTTCGTAGTGTGCTTTTACACAAAAGTGACATTTACCAACGATACTTGCAGCTAATGAATATGCTTCAAATCTTTCTTTGGTTGTTCCACCGCTTGTACTAATAGCATTCATACGCAATTGTGCAGGTAAACCTTTTAAGTTTTCATCGTCAGCCATTTCAACAAATGGATACCAAATGTTGTTTTGTGCCATCAATGCACCTGCTGTTAATGCAGCTTGTGTTTCAGTCTTGTTTTCAATTTGACTTTCCATCCAAGTCCACAATTTACTGTTGCCAGTAGCAAAAGCAGCCGCTAGTGCAACCGCTTCTGCTTCTTCAACAGGTAGAGTACTACGCTTAATTACAGCGTCAATGTTTAGCTTAGTATCCTTGGCATAGTCAGGAATACTTTGCTCTTTTAGTGCGTCTACCCAAGCAGTCATTATAGTGTGTCTCCACCGATTGGACGTGAGCATGGGCATAACTCGCCAGTTTGCAATGCGTCAAGAATACGCAATGTTTCATCTGGGTTACGACCAACGTCCAAGTTGTTTACTGTAACATGTTGAATAATATTGTCTGGATCAACAATAAATGTTGCACGAAGTGCTGCACCTGCTGGACCATAGAAGATACCCAATTGTTCTGCCAATGAATTTTCATCACGAGCAACATCGGCAAAACTCCATGAAGTTGTTTTCTTCAAATCTTCATGTGCATTACGCCATGCTAGTTTACAGAATTCATTATCTGTTGAACCGATCATCAACACCGCATCACGGTCTTCAAAGTCTTGACGTAGTTTGTCGTATGCAACGATTTCAGTTGGGCATACGAATGTAAAGTCTTTTGGATAGTAAACGATGATTTTCCATTTACCTTCAAAACTTTGGTCTGTGATTGTTTCAAATGCATTGTCTGGTGTCAATGCTCCTGGCTTAACGCCTGTGACTGCAAAACTTGTGATTTTATCGCCGATTGTTTTCATTTTAATTTCCTTTGTGTATTAATGAATTTTACGTTGTGCCCTACAATTGGGGCATATCAACTGTAGATTATCTTCCTTGTTGTTGTAACTGTCACCGTCTTTGTAAATTACATCTAACGGGATAGTTTGACCGTTGTGGTCTGTGTTGTCACAAACTTGGCAACGATGTCCTCTTTGACCAATCAAATACTGTTTAATATAGTCAGGAATCTTAGCCCACGCTTGTGGCGTTTTAGCTTCTTTCCATTCTTGAACTTTCTCAAACGCTTTGTTTCTGCGCTGATGTTCTTGCTGGCAACTATTATTACAGTACTTGTTGGTGTAAGAAGATCCTTTGCTAGGATTATTCCTACCACAATTTAAACAAGTAAAACAACTTGAATTTGACATTTTCCTCTTTCTTATAGAGCACTATTGTAGAGCACTATCGTAGAGCACTCTATACTTTTACTTAGTGCTCTATGTTTTGTATTATATATGCATATATCGAAGAAAGCAACAAAAAAGGGCACCTAAGTGCCCTTTTTATTAAGTTATGGTCTAATCAATGATTAGAAACGAATGCGTAGACCTGCGCCCAATGTTTGACCAGCAGTTTGTGCTGTTACATAAGTGCGACCAACTGTTGCATAAACATCAGTTTTCTTGCTTAGGTTATAGTCATAGCCAACTGCATACTCATCGTATGTAGTAATTGCACCACCGTCATAACGAGTATGTGCAGCTTCTGCCAATACGCTACCTGGACCCATTGGAACATTTGCAGACACTTGTGTTGTCTTACCATCCATGTTTAATGCTTTGTCTTTACCTTCTGTGTAGGTAGCAAACAATTTAGCAACTTTCAAGTCATAGCTTGCGCCTAGACCACGCTCTGTTGATTGTGTGCCTGGGTTAGCTGTGTAGATGTCAGTTTGGAAACTACCAGAACTATTGTAACCTGTCTTTTGATAGAATGCTGTCAAGCCCAAATCACCCTTGAAGTACAATACATTGCCACCGAAGTTTTGAGCACTTGTACCTTTAGAATTTTGCAAGCTAACTGTTGCACCACCGATGCTTGGTGTTGTGTATTTTACGCTGTTGTCCCATGCTGTATCATTGTACAACTGAGTTTGTGCATTACCTGTGTTACCAAAGTAAGTAGCATGCCATAATGGGCTATAAGCGCCACTGTCACCATAAGCGTTAAACAAGATCACTGGCAAGAATGTTGGGTTTGTTTGACGACCCAATGTTAGTTCACCAAAACTACCTTGCAAGCCAGCGTATGCTGAACGGGCAAATGTGTTAACTGTTGAACCACCTTGTACAGCACCGTTGCTGTCATTCAAGAAGCTGCTTAATTCAAAAACTGCTTTAGAACCATTACCCAAGTCTTCACTGCCCTTGAAGCCAATAAAACTTGTTGTCATTCCACCACTAGTATAACCTGTAGTTGTTGTTGCAGCGTTTGGTGCTTTTGTGCTAGAATATCCAGCGTCCATTGTGCCGAAAACACTAACATCTGCCATTGCTGACATTGCGATTGTTAATGCGAATACGGCTGAAATTACCTTCTTCATTTTTCAATTTTCCTTTAAAGTTTATGAAATTTTACCAGTGTCGTACTACACCGGCAACAATAAACATGTTGGTTATAATATAACACAACACGATTAGTGTCCTGATTATAGCAACTTTGTCAGCAATGGCATCATCATTATGGGCTTTTTCACCCAATGCTTTAGACCAAAGTGACCAGAAGTTATTCTTCCGACTCATCTACCAACCCGTTGCTATGCCTATCTCTATGACCATCTAGGTCCTGAAACAAGCGATGTTCTTGTGCTGTGAGTTTATCTTTATGTGTTTTACGTGGGTTACCACACATATAACACTTTGGATTACCACAATCCATAGCATGATGCTTAGCCAAACGATGAGGTTGTTTCTCGCTGGGACTACGCATTGTACCTGGAATATGCGCTGCTTTAGCAATCTTTAACTGTCTTGCGATTGCTACGTCGGTCTTATGACGGCGACGGCTATTTAGAAATTTTGCTTGTTCGTTGCTCATACTATATTATATATATGACAATATATTTATCGCAAGAAAAAAGGCTACCGAAGTAGCCTTCTTAAGTAGCGTTTGGTTATAAGGCGCTACTCAAACCTCATTTAGGCTGCAAGAGCCCAAACAGCATCATTGGCTGCATTTACTTTGTTTTCTTCTTTTTACATCGTTGCTGATGTGCTGTCCACTCTGTTACTCTTTGCCCTGTCGAAACCATGACAGGCCCATCATAAAGAAACTGGTCGTTTAACTAACTTAGCACCAGTAATGTTTGGATCAAAAGTATATTGAGTAGCAAACCACTCTAATTCGTTTCTGTTTAGTGGACGATAAACATCATCTTCCCAAACACCAATCAACAACTTGTGTTCGAAATTTTGAACACCTTTGTTAATAGTAACATAATCGTATTTTACTTTTTTCATCAAACTTCTTTATGGTGGACCTGGCGGGAGTCGAACCCGCGTCCAGAACACTTTTCTCTTTGCTTCATACAGCAATAACTTATATTTAATCATAATTGACAATACCTGTCAATTAGTTTGGGTAAGTTATTTTGCTAATGGGTTATCCATTGCTTTCTGTATCTTTGAATCAACTTCTTTACGAACTTCTTTTAGTGATTGATCTACTTCTTTGCTGTTGCGGCGTAGTTCTTGTTGTACATCTCGTACTGCTTGATCTGTTTCACGAGCACTTTGTTTTTGACTGCGTTCTACATTTTCAACAACACCTTCTAGACGACGGATATCGCCTTTAAGATCGTTTTTAATGTCACGAGTATAATCCGCTGTTTTGTTTGCGCTGTCTTGAACCGCGGCTGCTGTTTCGTTTTGATTCTTTTCAATAACTGACAGGCGTTTATCAAACTCAGTCAAGTCTGGGGCTACATATTCGGCAATCTTTTTCTTCATACCCATGTAGTCATTGTAAACTTGAAAGCATCCATACAAACCACCTATGATTGAACTTGCTAATGTAAATGCTACCATTAGTTTAGCTGGTGTGAATTCGTAGCCGCCAATACTGATTACAGTATCAGCACTTGCGTACTTCTTTACTGCTGCTTCTGCTTCGTCAATTTTTTGATTGACATCTTTAATTTCTTCTGTCATTTTAGTTTCCTAGTTTATATTGGCTCTCAACCATTTCTTCCCATTTGTATTCGCTGGGACCTGCTAACCTACGCTGTGCATTGCGATTGTCTGTGACTGGTTTACTATATTGTCTTGCCATTTGCAATGCATTCGTATCTGGTACAATTGAATTCTGATATGCGGTGAATCCCGGTACATAGCCCATTGCTGCTACTACTGCACCCTGTGCTGCAACTTGTGCTTCTAATGTGGCTGCCTTCTTCATGTTTTCTGCTGCTGCCTTAGCTTTTGCACCTGCTTCTTTCTTTTGTTCTTCTTTACTTTCAGATTTGCTTGCTGTTGTAGTTGAACTTGAAGAACTAGAACTATTAGTTGTTGAACTAGTAGGTGTTTGTGCTAAACTTGTAGCACTTGTTGGGCTAGTTGTACTTGGTGCATTGATAACGCTAGTCACACTGGTTACGCTTGTTGGGCTAGTTGTAGTAGGTACAACTGTTGCACTTTGCACCGGTGTCTGGACTATAGTAGGTGTTATCGTATTGCTTGTAGTTGTTACTACAGTTACTGGTGCCACATAATTACTACATCCAGGTTGTGGATTAATTTTACAACTATCTGTAAATTGTTTGGCTTGATACGCTGCTTGATATCCGGGACAATCGCTTGCAAATAATGGACTAATACGACATTGTTGGTCATGGTATGCTGCTTGATATCCTGGACAACTTGTTGAATATAATTGACTCATGCTACATTGCTGTGTCAAGTATGCTTGTTGATATCCGGGGCAAGTTACACTATACAATTGATTTTGGTTGCAACTTTGTGCAAACGCAGCCTGTTGGTATCCAGGACATGCTGTATTATATAATGGGTTAGCTGTACATTGTTGATTAAAGTATGCTTGTTGATAACCAGGGCATTGTGTACTATACAATTGATTTGCTGTACATTGTTGTGTTAAAAATGCTTGTTGGTAGCCAGGACAATCACTTGCAAATAATGGACTGATATTGCATTGTTGAGCATGATATGCCACTTGATACCCGGGGCAACTTGTACTGTACAATTGATTTGCGTTACACTGTTGGTTAAAATATGCTGTTTGGTAACCAGGACATCCAGTATCATATAACGGGTTAGCCGTACATTGTTGATTGTAATATGCCTGTTGATAACCGGGACATGCTGTTCCATATAATGGATTTATGCTACATTGTTGTTGAACATACGCTGCTTGATAACCAGGACATGTTGAAGCGTACAATGGATTGGAGCTACATTGTTGATTAAAGTATGCGGTTTGATAGCCAGAACAGCTTGTGCTATACAATGGATTGGCTGTACATTGTTGTGTTAAAAATGCTTGTGCATAGCCGGCACAACTTGTGCTACTCAATGGATTACTAGCACAAGGATCACTTCCATAGTTCAAACTAACATTAATATTAGATACGGCAGGACCATAATATCCAGCCCAACCTCTATTGTCGTGTCCACTAAAGCTGATTCTTAGGCCACTGACTGCACTAAGTGCATAAGGATTGGTAAAGTTTTGTGTGCCACTCATAGGCGTCCATGCTGCCGCTGTTGCGCCCATTGAGTAGTTATAGCTTTGTAGGGTAGTACCATTAGGAGCAGTCAATGCTATATTACCATTTAACGTACCAGCATTGTAGCCATTGTTCCAATAGTTCCAACTGTAGTTGTAACCGTTGATAGCTACACCACTGCCTTGTAGCGCATTATTGATAGCAATGGTTTGTTGAACTGTGGCTTGGTTGTAACTGAAATAGATTGAGCCGCCACCCTGTTGATTACCAGTATCTACATAGGCAGTGTTGCCAGTACAGCAACCCAAGGGATTTCGTGGGTTGGTGTTGATGGCTCCACTCATGCTCTGTCCAGTCCAGGCTAGTGGATTAACTAAGTTGTTGGTAGTTTGTGTCTGCGCTAAACTGATTGATACTACCAACGCTAATACTAGCGCAAATAGTTGCTTCATCTTTTCTCAGTTACAACTTTAGGTTGACGCTCTGGGTGTTCTTCCCATGCTGTTTTTGCTTCTTGACCGATCTTACCATCAATAGGACATGGTGTGCCTGCTGCCATCATAGCATCAAATACACGACGGTCTTGACACATTGTAGCAACTGCTGCAACTTTCATACCCATATCAAATAGTGTCTTGCTTAGTTTTAAGCGTTCACAGTTCCAGTCTGTTGTTGTACCGCCAAAGCTGATACCTAGAATCTGTGTTTGTGCTGCACCACCAAAACCCACAGCACAAACATCGCTATTAATGTTAGTAATAGTTGGACTGATTGCGCTAGGTGGAGGACTTTTAACCGTAGTTGTGGTTTCTCCGTTAGTTGTGGTTGTGCTTGTAGATTCTGTTACGATAGGTTGCGATAGCGCAGCCGTGGTAACCAAAAGGAATGTAAGGCTTGTTATTATTTTTCTCATTATTGTTGACTCCCTAATATATTTAGTATTGGGTAGTGTCAAATAATGTCAATATAATTACTCGCCGTTAGGATGTTGTTGCTTCCAATCTATAATCCAATAGATTGCTGCGCCGACAACTAATAAAAATAGTATCCAAAATAAGTAACTCATCCTGATGTCGCTCCGCTAATTGTTCCTCTAGTATTCCATGTAATTTTTGAATATCCTATAATAGCAGCTTCGGCTGAACCGCTACCGCCACCGATAGTGTTTAGTTATTTTTAGGTGCTATCATAGATTCTGCATACTGATTAATATTCAATGGGGTAGTTCCTTCAGGAATCATATTAGGATCAATCAAATCACCAGATCCATCTTTATCTCTGAGAGCATGTATACAATAAGCCACTGTGTTATCTTCTAACGCTTCTAATAAATGAGTTTTATCTTTGGTAATGAATATCATATGCGGGGCGACAAAATCTGTAGTTTTTTCTGAAACTGTAACTCTTAATGAACCTGATGATAATAGTGTCAGATGATCGTGATTGTGTGTATGACCTTGTTCAACATCACCTTTTTTCAAAAAATGCATTTGTCTACACCATATATCACTGACATATGCCATAGATATTTTTGGTTTGTTTATTACGTTCATATTACTGTCTTCTTTATACCTGTTATTCTAGATGTATTACTTTTCAAAGCATCTTCTAATTGTTTTGGACTAAGGATAATATCACCTGTATAAGATTGCCATGTTTCACTATTATCATCATTGACAGTTACTATACTAAATGGATTTCCGTGACAATGATTATTAATGTACAAATCTAAAGCAATATTAGCAAGCAAACTTTCAGCATCATTTTCGGTATCAGCGTATTCGTATGTTCCGGTCATTGGGTTTAAAACTGCATATTTTTTCATATTTCTATTTATAGTTAAGATATTGCACCGTAGCGAATTCCAGTAGCTGTCCAAGTAACGCTATAGCTATTTAGAGCAACTGCTTTACCACCTGCGGCGCCACTTGTTCCACCGTAACTATAGCTACTCGGGTTACCACCGCTTGCACCCCATCCGCCGCCTCCGCCGGAGTTATTAGTTGCGCCGCCGCCACTGTTACCGTTATCACCTGAATTGCCGGCGCTACCACCGTTACCTCCGTATCCCGGTTGTCCCGGGAGATTAGTTAATATCTGGTATCCAACTCCGCCACCGCCACCTGCGCCTCCACCTTTTGCCGGGTTCCCGTCAGTCCAATTTTGACCAGCACCGCCTGTACCCGGTAATACTCTACCACCGCCACCGCCGCCGGTTCCACCTAGGTATGAATCCTGGTATGCGTCTGCTCCTAAACCGCCGAGTACGCCGCCGGCACCGCCAGCACTTGGGTTAGGTCCGTAAAAAAATACTGTTCCGTTGCCACCAGCGCCGCCACCTGCGCCTCCTCCTCCTCCGCCTGCAGTACCAGTGTAACCAGCAGAGTTAGAATATGAACCGGCGCGGCCGCCGCCGCCACCACCACCCGCAATATATCCATTATTAGTAATTGTTAAATTACCAATCTGCACACTTATCGCAGTACCACCTGCTGTGGCAGCAGCATCAAACTGACTAGTAATTACATTATTACTTGTTGTATATCCTTGTCCAGCACCAGTTCCACCTTTACCCATGATGTATCCATTATTGATAATAGTAAGTCCACCTGGAAAGGGTCCACCAGTAACTAATGCCGCTATTGAAGTTGAGTCACTCCAAATATAAACCCCTGCATTGATGGTGTACGCTGCAGGAGCTGCACCATCCCATCCTATTTTAATTAATTCATTGTAAATGTTTAAGTTTTGAATATTTGTTGAAGTAGATCCTGATATCAGTGAAATTTTACCATACAAAACACTCATGCTAATAGTAGAATTAGTAGTTGTATAGCCTGCCCCTGCTAAACTTCTAACCGCAGTGTCATTAAGGCTTACTTTATCCGTGGCATTTTTTCCAGTCAATGCTAGATTGACATCACTCATTGAAATTTGACCACTACTAGGAGTTCTTGTTACCATTGATTGTCTTAATTGATGGGTGGAGTATAACCTGCAGCAATTAACAAATCTAATTGTTTCTTTGCCTCTACACTATCAAATAACACTTCACCTTTAATACTAGTCCATGTTTCTGAACCATCATCATTTACATGAATAATAGTATAAGGTGATTGATGTGTATGTGCTAGATAGAAATCTAATGCTGCTTGAGCAATCAATGCAGGTACTTGTTTTGGATCGTCTACCTTTGTGTATGTTCCTGTTACAGGACTTAATATTGCATATTGTGTTTTCATTTTTATTCCTTTAACTTACTGCTCCATATACAGTTCCATATGTGTTCCAAGTAACTGCGAATCCATTAAGTGCTATTGCCTTGCCGCCGGCACCGCCACTTGCCGTACCAGAACCACCACTCGCTCCCCAACCACCGCCGCCACCTGCGCCGCCAACGCCGCCGCCGCTCGTACCCGAAGAACCAGGATTGTTAGCAGAACCACCGGCGCCACCTGTACCGGAATTGCCACCGGCTCCTCCCACTCCGGGAAGAATACGTCCGCCGCCGCCACCTCCGCTTATGCGGTTGCCAGAGTATGCTGCGCCGCCGCCACCAGCGCCGCCTCCGCCGCCTATAATACCACCACTTGTGCCTCCACCGTTAGTACCGGCAGCTCCGGGTGCGCCGCCTGTACCACCTACACCTACACCAGTACCTGAGTTACCTGCGCCTCCACCGACACCGCCACCGGCTCCGCCACCACCTCCGGCGCCAGCTGCTGCGCCAGCTCCGCCACCGCCACCGCCACCGCCACCAATGTAGCCATTATTCGTGATAGATGTCGTACAACCTATACTTATTGCAGACCCGCCTGCCGCACCATTATTAGCAGTTTGTACCCCACCATACCCACCTGCTCCGCCCATGCCTATGATATAGCCGTTATTAATTAACGTAAGTGTGTCTCCTGCACTTGCACCTGTAATAGTCAATGCAGCATTAGTCGTTGCGGTAGCATATAAATATGCACCGGACGCTATTGTGATAGTTACATCACTTTTACCTGCTAGGTAATTAGGAAGAGAAGATAAATTGACAGTTACATCATGTTGATTGACACTAACGGAATATGTAGGTGCTGTTCTATACGATTTGCCTCGTAAGTAATCCATACTGATATTAGAAGGTGATGAGTATCCACCAATAACACTCCATATGGGAGTATCGCCTAAACTAATGGGACTGTTACCGGAGCCTGCAGCACCTCCGCCCGCGCCACTGTTAGGATAAACACCACCTAACTGACCTATCTCTAGTTCAATTGATGTTCCGCTATTTGACCCACCTAAACTAATTTGTGATGGTGATGCTGCTAATGTCATAAAAATTCCTATACGGTAAGTATCTAATATTTATCGTTATAAAAATCTAGTAACCATCTCCAGTCATAGCTATTCATCAACAACGTCATGTCACCACCTGCATAGGTATAATAGTCAACCGCATCTCTTGCACCAAGTTTACTGTATTCACCAAACTCACCATTGCCCTTGTTTATCCAAGCTGATCCTCTATCAATTGAATCTTGGTCAGTATTACAACATAATTTAATCATCTCTCTAAACGCGGTGCGCCAAACATCCCATGCACTAGTAAATACTGCGGTTCCGGATAAGATATCTACGACTTCGTGTGGACTTTCCATAGTAAAGTCTAAGCCGTTGCCCACAGTAGCCAGTGTTAGCTTCTTATTATTTGCTACCATAGCCATGTGACCGTACTCTAAACCATTAATAGGATTATGTGCTCTAAAAATATAGTGCTTTCTTGTCTGCATAATGTTAGGTTGCCAGTTAAAATTAAATGATTCATTAATTTTTAACTTAGCATTAACTAAAAAGTACCAGGGTGTCTCTGCGCTATTTGCTGCTGCATGTTGACTTGCAACTCGACCGTTAATATTTGATACTCTAACTATACGATTAGGTAAGTTAAGATTTAATAAATGATTATAATTATCTTCTGCACAAGTTTCCCCGTTACTAATAAAAATAATGTCTAAAGGTTTACGATATCCCAAAAGTTTATCAGTAACAACATAGGGGTAATCTAACAAACTATGAACTAAATGTGTTTTAATTTTATTGGGTACAATCGCACAATCTTCATACAAATGAGCATACTCTCGTTCAATGTCATACTTTGGTATAGCCATACGATAATCTAAATGATGACTAGTATTTTGAAAGTGAGCATATTTGGTTGTAAAGTTATGTTCTTTGACTGCATCAAATATAGTATCTTCAAACGGTACTTTCTCTATTGATAATTTTGATTTTGGTTCATTCACATACTTTGTTTCATAAGCTCCAGAAACTCTGTACATAACTGTAGGCATAAACTCAGGAGTATGATACTCATTACCAAAGATATAATTGTAGGGAGGATCATTAGGATCAGGTCTCCAACTATAATCAAAGTCAGTGGTTGCTTCTAATACTCTAAACTTTTTATTGTTGGGTTTGATAATCGCAAACATATCATCAACATATTTTGTGTCACCATTAGTGCCTTTATATTTTAATGTGGGCATTGTTTTACTATCATGCCACTGATTGCCAAATACAAAATCCATAGGTGGCTCATGGTGACTAGGTACCCAACTATAATCAAACTCTATGTCATCATCTACTAGTATTTCAAAGTTATCTTTGTTGGGTAGTAGTGTTGCTTTGATTTCCGTTACAAACTTTTTCTCTGTCGCACCCTTGACTCTATACTGATATGTAGGCATATCATCATGCCATTGATTGACAAAGATATAGATTAACGGTGGGTCAGTTTCGGGCGGATGCCAGCTATAATCAATTGTTGCATTTGCAACTAATGGACGCCAGCATCTGTTATTTGGATCGGGAAGTTTGATTGCTCGTTGAGTATCATAATATTTTGTACCTTCATGGTCAGGCACAACATATCTTGGACCACCTGTGCGTTGCCACTGTGTTCCAAACTGATGGATCAACGGCGGATCGTATGGATCAGGTCTCCAATTAAAATCAAACTCACTTGTATCTAAGTTATCAGGTATCTCCCAATAACCTTCGTCACGATCAATCACGATAATACTTTAACGTTGTATTTTGTTTCAAATCTATCAGCGTCACTACGGTCATTAACCATTGGTTCACCTCTGATGTTTAGACTTGTATTGAGCAGCATAGGGCAACCTGTTAACACATACCACTTTTCTAATAGTTCTCTTATTCCCGATCCATCTTTAGGTACAGTCTGTATGCGACTGGTACCGTCATGATGAACGATAGCAGGATATATGTCAGGAAACCTACAAGTACCGACGACTTGCATATACCTACTGTCATGCCAACCACTAGGCATAACAAAATAGTTATGAACATACTCCTCCAAAATGACAGGAGCAAAGGGTCGAAATTTCTGGCGTCGTTTAATGTCATTTACTTTATCCTTTATATCTGGTCCTCTTGGATCTGCTAATAAACTTCTATTACCTAACGCACGTGGTCCAAACTCTGCTCTACCACTTGCTACACCAACAATACCATCATTAAGCAAATGGTCAAGAATAGCATTAGAGGGGTAACTACCAGATATGTTATAACCAAGATAAGCATTATTAAAATTAACTTTATAACCATAACCAAGACAGGCAGCACCCAAACTAGAGCCAGCATCACCAGGATTAGGCATAATATAAATTTTATCAAAATAAGCTCCTAACAATCTATTAGCTACACAATTCAATGCTACCCCACCTGAATACACTAGATTGTTACTTTCACCTAGTATTTTTGCCTTACGTAATACTTGTAATATCAAATGCTCAACTAGTGTTTGGCTACTAGATGCAATATCCATATCATTTGCATCTATAAGAAAATCATTAGGAACGCCTGTATGCAAATTCAGTTTAAAATCTAAATCTTTGCTTGAGTTAATTAAACTAGAATGTAGTTCAGTATAATGTTTAGGTGTGCCATACGCACTCATACCCATTAAGATGTATTCTTCATCTAATGGTTTTAACCCAACTCGTTTGGTCATAGCTGAATAGAACAATCCAATGCTATCAGGATATGTTTGGCTATATAACTTCTTATATACTGCTTTACCATTGCTATTGTAACGTGCATCCCAAATAGTAATGGTGTCGAACTCACCAATAGCATCAATCACAACTACAGTAGCATCAACAAAATCACTGGTTTGAAAACCACCTGCAGCATGACTCATGTGATGATTATGAGTATGATATTTCTTGTTGCCCAACAACGTTATTGCACCATTACTTAATTGAAACTTAGGACTCAAACTTGCTAGTTTAGGATTTTCACCTGATCTGATTTGACGTAGAAATTTTAACCAAGGTCTTTCGTAATAGTGAATCTCATAATCATCATTAACATAATGCATGGCATCAGTTACAATATCACTAGTGATTTGCTTGTCGTGTTTTATTTTGGTATAGCGTTCACTATGCCCGGCGAAAACTACATCGCCCCTGCGATTGATAACACTTAATGCGGCATCGTGGAAGCCTGAACTTATTCCAATATAGTCCATATTAATAAATGAAGGGGTCTTTCTTCTTCAACTCTTTAAGTTTTTTACGATAGGCCATTTCTCGTTTAATTTTAAATATTAGGTCTTTGATATAGTTAATCATATTATTTTGCCAGTTGTGAAAATACGTAATCAATGATTACTTGTTGATGGTAGATGCCAGGATGAGCAATCTCTGATCCAGGCAAAATATCACGAGCCTTATCTAAATTAATATCATACTTGTCACCATAGTTGCATAAATTAAGAATAGGAAGATCAGGGTTACGTTCCCAAAAACCATTAGTATCTTGCCAACTAGTAACTTCAATGAGTTTAATATCAGCCAACTTGCACATTACATTAATTGCTTTGCGATAGTAACTAAATTTTTGCAACATGTTACTATCTTCCATGATATATTCTTTGAATGATTCACGCCAGTGCTTTGCTGTAGTTTCTAATGCAGGTAGAAAGAAATGCATTTGGTCATGTTCCCAAAACAAGGTACGTGATGTTTGCGGCCAGTTAACAACAATAAACTTGGGATGTGTTTTAACATTAGTCAAGTAATGGGTAATGTTATAGAAAACAAAATCAGGACTTGCACCACCAATAGCACCATTGATATAGTCAACACCCAACTGATTAGCAATTCTATAACTGAATGTTTCTTCTAACTCAAGCCCGATACCTACTGTATTGCTACATCCAAAGAAAGCAATGTGATTATCATAATCAACTTCATTGAGTTCTTTGTTCATTCTGTACCCAAGATAGTTGAATTTATACTCAAATGTTTTATTGGCATAATACCAGCGTGGTCCAAACTTCTTTTTGTTTTTTAAAAACAATTCTTCTGAATCAGTGTGTGCAAAGTTCAATGTACATGAACGTAGCCCATCGTGAGGGGTCATAATCAATTCACTCAAAATTCACTCCAGGTTCTATATAGTTCTGCGTATTCAGGGAAAGTTTTAACAAAGTTAGTTCCTCGTCTTCTATCATGCTCATCTACGAATTTAATAAAGTCTTTTCTATTCTTTACTAATAGGTTAGCATCAATACTTTCACTTGCAACTATATATATGCGTTTAAGTTTCTCTAGTTCAATTTCATTGAAAACGTAGTTATCAATGTTTGCTGCCATGTAATCAATCTGTTCCTGAATATAGTGTAAATGGTCATGATCCATAATGAACACAGTTTGATGTTCTGGGTAACGCAAATATGGTATATCAACTAAAATACGTTTGTTTGTGGGTGTGCGATACTCAAGGATAATTTTGGTCAAGTCTTCTAGCATCAACTTGAAAGTTGGGATACTCAACAGGTTATATGTACTCATTACCGTAAACTCTAACTTGTCATTCTTGCTCAGTGCATGACGAATGTTATTGAGCCATTGAAAGTAATGCATACCATGACGAATATATTCTGCTTGCTTACCATATGCTTCTGCGCTGGTAAATATTTTGATTCGTTTAAGTTTGTTCTCATTGAGAATTATGTTGACTTTCTCTAAGAAAGTTTCTAATAATTCTCTAGGGGGATTCATGTTTGTATTAATTGCAACTTCTAATTCAGAGTTAGGATTAGCAATAATATAGTCAAGTACTTTGAAGGTGTTCTTGTTTAGTAAAGGTTCTCCACCGGTGATTCTAAAATACTTTAAGTTCTTATACATATCGGGAAACCATTCCCAGAATGCATCAACGTATGGGTTCTCGTCTTTGTTAGGTATGGGTAATGCGTTTTGCCCTTTTAACCAATTTAAGTTGTTGAACTTTTCACTTGTAGGATAGGGACCATAACGTTCAATTTCTTCCATCCATTGACTACTAATCTGAGGAGCACAATAACTACATTTGAAATTACACACGTTACCAAAACTAACTTCAACATAACTAGGATCAATATCCTCATCCCAAGACTTGCTGAGTATTTCGTTGATATAAGGCTTTGCCCAATACTTGTCTGCGCTTTTGTATACCCTGTCACTCATAGAACCTGCATCTTCTACGCGCCAGCAGTAGTCACATTCTTCGGGGCGTTTGCCCTCAAGCATAAGTTTACGTTGTTCTTTTTTATATTCACTGTTATGTAGTGCAGTCTTGTTGCGTTTCAATTCTTCTACTGAAACATAGTGTGTTTGTGGATGATGGCAACTATGCGTATGTCCATTCTGTAAATGTATTGTAACTTGTTTCCACTTAGCTACGCAGAATGAGGGACTAATCTCATTTAGTTCGTCACGAAAATCTTCTAGCATTACCAGCCCTCTATTTTTCTAATTACATCAATCTCTTTAACAAGAGGACCAACGTTATGTCTGTCTTTATTATAGTGACGCTTAAAGAATCTTGATTGGTCACGGTCAAGTGTATTAATAGGTAAGTCTAGCTTATTGCGTAAACTATTACCAAATAACTCTGCGTTAATTCTTGGGTCGTTATCTTTATGGTCTTGCCATAACTTTTCTAGGTTATCAAACCATTGAACTTGTATAGGGTCAAAGTCTTGTAGCATAGTCATAAACGTACCAAGTCTTGCTCCATAGATAGCCCACATGCCATTCTCTACGTCTGCGCCCACGTTGTGCCACACTGTTAAGTTATCTAAATTGCGGCTTGGGATGCGCTTAAATTCAGTTACATTGGGAACTAAGCCGCCCACTAAACACATCTTTACACCCTCTCTGAAGCCAGCACGCCATGCTTGGAACGGAGTATAGTTAGGATATGTTGTACTGTAACAGTCATTCATTGCCCAGTATAGACTATCATTATAATCTAAACAAAAGTCAACAGTTGTTTTATTATTACCATTACTGTTTTCATGTGTCTTCATGTTCATAACATATTCTTTTGTCCATGAACTAATGCCACCGTTACCATACACTAAGCCATTGATATTGTTTCTTGCTTTCCAACGATACTGTGCTTTATTATATGATTCTTCTTTATCTGTATAGTCTAGTGTGAGGTCGAAGAAACTACTATCAGGTATGTTGTCACCATCAATTAGAATAAATCGTTCAGTATCAGACTCTTCCGCGGCTCTTTTATGAGCCGCATCACTGCCCTTAACACCGTCGACACGTCTGGCCCAGGGTACCATGTTTTTAATCTTGAGCCAAAATTCTTCTTTTTGTGGTTCATCATAGCTTAAGTAGATACAATCTAAATCTTGTATTTCAATTTTCATAAACGGTTAAATCCCAGTAAACTGGATCAATATCATCAATGACCAGTATGTTTTCTTTGTGACACATGGTGCCTTTATCTTGTGGGATTAATTTAAGAATGTGTGCACCTGATGTTAATCTTACTGCTTTGTTATTGATTACACGCATATCATGTCTTGCCATGATATATGTTATCTTGTCGATGACCACATAATTACCCTCAAGGTTATCAGTAGTATAGCATATTACCTTACCCGCGTCATCATAATAAAGACGATATTCAACCATAATTTTTATCCAATTTGTAACTAAAGTTTTTCACATGATAATGAAATGGGTAACGCTGAGGGAACGTTTGAATGCGTAATGGGTCAGTAAACTCATACACCAACTCGTTTGTCCAATTATCAGATTTAGTATCGTTAATAAACTTTTTCATATGCACCATACTGAACTGTGTAAATTCTGGCAATGTTGTTTGTTCTACACCTATCAAGTGGCAAGCAATACTATACACCCAATCAGTTGTCGCAGGCTCATCAGGATCACACTTAAAAATTTGTTTATATTCATCCCAATTTTCAAAGATGTTCTTAACTGTTATATAGAACTGTTCGGCTATGTCACTTTTTTTGAAGTATGTAATTGCGTTATATACATCAGGTAAATTATTGTCTTCTATAAATTTACGATAGACCTTAACATCAGATATCTCACCTTTGTAGTTTCTTATAGTAGTACTTACTACCAAATCTCTATCTTTTAGAACATCCCACCAATAGCCAATGTCACTTGGAATGTACATGTCTGCCTCTAGTTTGATCGTGTAGTCATATGGACTTGCGTCATACACTTGCCAATCATTGATGAGTTTCCAATCACTATCAGGTGCTTGATCTCCGTAAGGTAATACATCAAGTATAGTGACGCTGGCGTCTGGCATTGCCTTCAGTATACTATTTTTTAGTACCTCAGCACATTTAACATAATCAACACGAGCCGTGTTTTGTGCAACGATTACAAATCCCTTATTCATTTATTATCTCTATAAAATTCTTTTTGTTGAGCATATGAAAATCAACACTTTTAATTTTTATATACTCTGTTCTTTTAATTACTCTAGTGGCAACATATTCAGTATCAAACTCATCACCTGTCTTATATAGTTTTGCCTTATCGTTCACATGCAACAAATTCCAAGGAATATAGTTTGAGGGGTCTTCTAAACCACCGTTCACTATATGCAATGCAATAGCAAGCGCATAATCGTTTCTATATGGTGCTGAGATAAATCCATACAAATTACTATAGTGAACATAGTTCTCTTGTACCATTCTCATGCACTCAAATATTTGCCTTGCTTTATCTGTTTTCTTAAAAGCCATAACTGTTGCCCAAGGGCAGTCAAAGCTGCTAGGACTTATAATATCTTTTGGTACTTCAGGAAACATCAAATAAATTGCAGTTTTGGCACACATAAAGTCTGTGTAAATATCAAAAATTTGATTTAGTTTGTCAGTGTTTACAACATAGTCAGTATCTAATAACAATGTTTCATCATACGGAGAAAGATCATATGCTTGGTATCTTCCTTTGTTTATCCATGTTTCTTTTTGTTTATAGTTATCGGTCTGTGCATCAACCAATATAACATTATCAAACGTATATTCTTGATTGTCTGGCAACGATTTGTCATCAGTAATCAACGTTACTGGTAGATTCAAAAAGTAATTGACTCGTTTAGCACAATACACTGCCATATCATAATAGTTAACAATGTTGCTGTTGAATGCAAATAGTAATACACCTCGACTCATCTGGTATTCTTTAATTCTTCAAATTCGTTATACCAATCTTCCATAACTTTAGAATATACATTCTTTGCTTTTGCTAACAATGTTGAGCGATTGACTTTGATTGGGTTTTTATAATCATCCAATAAAACCAGTGTATCATCTTCTAAAGCACTTAAGGCTGATATAAATTCAATACTAGCTCTCCACAAACCATTTTGGTCTGCAAAGATCAACTTGCTTGTGTACTTGTCATGTAGATATGTTTTAGATGCGTTAAAGCTAAAACGGGCTTTAGCATCTGCGATTAAGGTTTTGGTATCCATGTGAATATTTACATAGATACTGCATTACCGTTATTTTTATATATAAGTTGCTGTATACTGAACTTTTGGTGTGCCCCAAGAGTTTGTAGTAGATGAGGATGTATCAGTTGGATATGTAGATGACTGTTTCAATGTCAATGCAATTGTTGTTCCCGAACTTACTGACAATGTTGCAGGAATCTCGCTCCAAACTACGTTAATAGTAATAGAACTACCATTGTCTCCGTGTAATCCTTGTGTTCCATTTGTTTTAGCACTGATTGCAATTGCTGAACCAAGGTAGTTTGAGTAAAAACCTGTATCCATACGTTGCTTGAAAATCTCAGCACTAGATGCGGTCAATCCATAATAACCAGCTTGACTTACAAACGTATCTGGAACTGCACCTTGAAGATCAGTAACCTGTGTTAATCCTGTATAATCAGATCCAGCGATATGTGCGGTTGATGGGCTAATACCGGGAGCACTGATAATGATAGATCCAATTTGTTGACACAGTACTGCGTACATGCTATCTAATGGAGTACCGGTTGGATGTGACATCGTGATTGCAATTTGTCCACCACTATTGAAAAAGTATCTAGCAGCGTCACCTGATGCAAATGAAACAGTGAATGAGTAAATTGCTTCAGTTGACCATTGTTGAGTAGATGTAATTGTAGCAGGTGTTAATGAAACTTGACCATGCGAGTTCAAATAATTACTTGACAATGTTGTAATATTTGTAGATATTACAGACATATATTGAATCAACGTTTGTGCGTCACTTCCACTGTTAGAAGGTACATAGGTAGGTTGAGTAATTATCGAATGTGGACCTTGTTGATATGAAAGTGCATTAGAAACTGCAATGATAGAATCCCACTGAGCAGCAGTCACTTTACTTCCTACTGCAACTGTTTGAATAGGAGTTTGACCTAACCCTCTAGGACCAGTACCAGTAGCCCATAGTGTGTTAAGTTGTGTGGCAAAAGTATTAAAATCTGATGCCTGAATTAAACCGTTGACTGCGTATGACATTCTTTATCCTTACTTAGTGATTGAAACCACTGCAAGAACCATTCCTGTTGCTGCATCTGTCTTATTTTCTAAGGCACGACCAATAACATTGAATGCTGTCAATTCTTCTTTCTTAGCAGCACGTGCGTAGCCCTTAATACCAGCAGATACTAAACGTTGACCTTTTTTAACTTTACCGATCACTTTAACAAGCACACGCCCTGATACAGCAACAGATGGATGTGTCTCATCACTACCAGCAGCACCGTTCATAGTGAAACCTGCAGTAGTTGAAACAACACCAAATACTTCTTCACTTGCATCTTTTGTAACGGCAGTGATTTCTTTGTCTCCGCCAATTTCAACAACTGTGCCTGCATCATAGATATCATCAGCTTCAAAGCGTTCTGCTAAGTCAGCATATGTTGCATTAATACGAGCGCCAGTTGTCAATGTCCAAATGCCACTAATAGTACCTGTACCTGAAAGTGTAGAGATTGTATTAGATGATAAATTGTTTGGAGTAATGTTGCCATTAAATTGTGTGACATTATTAGCACCAGTCAAATAATCACTGACATTACCGTTGTTGTATGTACCACTTGGGTTGAATGGTTGACCATTCGCATACAAGTAATTATCGCACTTGATACCAGTACTGGTAGTGTCTCCTGCAGGGAAAGCAATATAACCGCTTGTCATTGATAATGCGTTGCCACCGGCAGCGCCGTTAACTGTCCAAGAACCAATCAATTTACCTGGATTAGTTTGAGAACCAGTTGAAATATATCGTGCGTTAAGAACACTGGTTACGTTGGCAGTAGTGATAGTAGC